AGGTTTTACCAGAAGATGAACTACAAAAATATTTGACAATGAGCAGGGATGTTTTAGAAAAAACTACGCCGGAAGATTGTGGAGAAATAGCTTATAGACTAGCGCAATTTAGTTTTCATGTACAAAGAACTTTAAATAGAGAAGCAGCTAGATATAATTGGGCAGAAGAAACTATAAAGGATGTTATTGCTGATGAGATTAATAAATACAACGGTTATGGCTATGTTGAAAAGTCTTCACAGGCAATTAAACACAATGAACGAGCATCTAAATTAAGTAAAATTAAAAGATATGCAAAACAGCGTATGGACAGACTAACTTATTTAGCAACATCTCTAAAAAATTTATCAGATATTTTAATTTCTATTCAACGATCAAAGGGGTTACGTAATGGATGAAGCTATGTCACCTAAACAAATCAAGCAAATGATAGCTATGCTAAAACAGATGTTACCAGAAGATACTGATGAAGTTGTTAAGGAAGAACCCGTAAAAGAAAATGCTATTAAAAATAGATCTTCTAGAAGACCACAACAAACAGAAAATAAATTTGACAAAATGATGGAGGCTCATCTTCATAAAGAAGATATAGCAATTGACCAAAAGCTCAAAAAGTTTGATCCTACACCAAGAGTAAGGGCTTTTGATCCTGTTAATGTAGTATGCAGAGTATGCGGCAAAAAAGAGTCGATTAACCCTGCTTTGCTACAAGATACTGTTGAACGATACAAATGTAATAATTGTGCTAGGAGTGCTGGATAATGATTTTGTGTGATACTGCTGCTGAACGAGCAGTCTTGGCTGGTATCTGTAAATATGGTGAAGATGCGTATCTAGACATTGCAGATATCATTCAAGATACTTCTTTTACTGTAGATAGCAATAAGACTATATATCAATGTATTAAAAATATCTTTGATAAAGAACAGTCTATTAATATAGATGTGGCTTCTATATTTTCATCGGCCCAAGAGATAGGATTATCTCACGCCTTTGATAAAAAAGATGAGGCACAACATCTTAAAGCTGTACTTGATTTTCCTGTCAATCTAGAAAATGTAAGAAAGTTTGCAGCTAAAGTTAGAAAATTAGAAATAGCTAGATTATTAAGAGATCAATTAGGAGAAGCACAAGATAAAATATTAGACGTTACAGGTAACGAGTCCATAGGCTCCATATTGAGTCTTGCAGAAGATACTATTTTTGATTTTACAAATTTATTAAATGATGTTGATAATAATCCAGTTTCTATTGGTGATGAACTAGATGAATACCTTGATGATTTAATTAACAACAAAGTAGATCAGGTTGGTATTCCTACTGGATTTCCAGTTTATGATCAGGCTATTGGTGGTGGATTAAGACGTAGTACGGTAAATGTAATTGCTGCTAGACCTAAAACAGGCAAAACATTATTGTCTGATAATATGGGTTTTCATATTGCTAATAAGTTACAAATTCCTGTACTAAATATGGATACAGAAATGACTAAGGAAGATCATATTAACAGAATATTGGCTATGATGACAGAAATCGAAATCAACCATATTGAAACAGGGAAGTTCGCTGATATACCTACAAAATCTATAAAAGTCAATGAGGCTGTAGAATCACTCAAAAAGACTAATCTTTATTATAAATCTATCGCAGGTAAATCTTTTGAAGATCAATTATCTATTATGCGTAGATGGCTACTAAAAGAAGTAGGACTGAATGAAGATGGTACAGCAAAAGACTGTGTAATATTCTATGATTACCTAAAACTCATGGACACGCAAGGTATGAGTCAAGATATGAAAGAATATCAAGTGCTTGGTTTTATGATGACTCAGCTGCATAACTTCGCAACTAAATATAAAGTTCCTATCGTTGCATTTATCCAACTAAATAGGGACGGTATAACAAAAGAAACTACGGACACAGCCAGTGGTAGCGATAGAATTATTTGGCTATGTAGCAACTTCAGTATTTTTAAACGTAAGACACCAGAAGAGATTGCTGAAGATGGACCAGATAACGGTAATCGTAAATTAGTTCCTTTAATTAGTAGACATGGTGGAGGTCTTGATGATAACGATTACGTAAATTGTCATATGAAAGGCTGGTGTGCTAAAATTACCGAAGGTAAAACGAAGCTAGAATTAATGAGTAATAATAGTAATAAAGATGATGGTTTTATTGTAGAGGACGCAAATGCTAATGACCAAGAAATCCCGTTTGAATGATCAGTCTAAATTAAAAGTAGTCTGTGATGAACTTTGTGATAATATAGAAGAACTCTTTGACCACTTTGATTTAGAATATAAAGATCACGGCAAGATGATAAGTATGGCCTGTCCTATTCATGAAGGTGATAATGAGGGTGCATTAAATCTATATGTGCAAGGAGACAACTATAGAGGCAATTGGAAATGTAGAACGCAAGGATGTGAAAAATGTTTTAAAGGATCTATTATAGGTTTTGTTAGAGGGTTATTATCTAATAGAAAATATCAGTGGACTCAGGAAGGTGATAAGACTGCAAGTTTTAAAGAGACCATAGATTTTATTACTTCTTTCTTAAAGAAAGATTTAAATGATATTAAGGTGTCTAAAGTAGCTAGGAATAAAAGTAAATTCACAAATGTTATCAATCATGTAAAAAATACTAGCAAAGTCAGTACAGAGAATTGTTTAACTAGAGATAAAATACGTCCACTACTAAAAATACCATCTCAATATTATATTGATCGCAATTTTTCTAAAGAAATATTAGATAAGTATGATGTGGGATTGTGTGATAATGCTAGTAGGGAGATGTATAACAGGGTTGTTGTTCCTATCTATGATATAGATTACAATTATATGATCGGTTGTACAGGTAGAAGTGTATTTGATAAATGTGATAAATGTGGTACTTTTCATAGTCCTGATAAGGATTGTCCAGAAGATCATAGGAAATATCTGTATTCTAAATGGAAACATAGCACTAATTTTAAAAGTCAAAATTCTTTATACAATTATTGGTTTGCTCAAAAACATATACAAGAGACAGGCATAGTAATTTTAGTAGAAAGTCCTGGAAATGTATGGAAGTTGGAAGAAAACGGTATACATAATAGCGTTGGTATTTTTGGGTCTGCACTTAGTGATAGACAAAAGATTATGTTAGACTCTTCTGGGGCTATGACTATAATAGTATTGACTGATAATGATGAAGCAGGAAGAAAAGCTGCATTACAAATTAAAGAAAAATGTCAAAATACTTATAGAATATTCGTACCAGAAATATCTAAAGCCGATGTAGCAGAAATGGACTCTGCTGAAATAGATAATCAAATAAAAGAATATATAAAAGGTGTTATATGATTATAGCTTTTGCTGGAAGAAAACAGTCAGGTAAAACTAGTTCCTGTGAATTTGTAAAAAATATTTTTGAAACAAGTAATTTAGGTCAGAGTAAAATTTATAATTTTGCTGATCCACTTAAACAAGTATGTATTGATATTTTAGGACTAACATACGATCAGTGTTATGGTACAGACGAAAATAAAAATGAGTTTGTAGACTGCTATTGGCCAGGAATCGATGAGCAAATGACTGCCAGAGAAGTGATGCAACATCTCGGTACTGATATGTTTAGAAGATTGCAAGAAAATGTTTGGTCAGCAGCTACTATCAGATTAATAGAAAAAGAAAAACCAGATATTGCTCTCATAGCTGATTGTCGATTTCCTAACGAGGTTGATGCTGTTAAAAAGGCTGGTGGTATAGTAATTAAATTAAATAGAAACCTTTACGAATCAACTCATACTAGCGAGATAGCACTTGATGATAATCTGTATGATCAATCGAATTTTGATCTAGTTATAGATAATCAAGACTCAAATTTGTCTAAGAAAAATAAAACAATATATAATTTTCTCATAGAGAAGGCGGTGCTATCATAATAGTCACATATATTCGTAGTAGCTCTTATGGCACTCATAGCATGTGTCCTATGCAATATTTTATAGAATATAATTTAGGACAAAGATCTCCCTCTAATAAAAAAGCAGATAAAGGCACTATTGTCCATAAGGTGCTGGAGATATTAGCATTTATTAAACTTAATCAACAAAACAACAACAGGTATTTTGAGGATGATATTATAGGCCCTGTTGATATTACTAATTATAATCTTAATACTATTAACGAACAAGTATATAATTATTATACATCTCAGTTTACTCATCATAAGTGGACAGACAGAGATTTTAAGGATTGTGACAAATGGGTTTACAAAGCTATAGAATATGGCGATGGTATGTTTGATCCTCGAAACAGAGAGATCGTCGAACCTGAACAACATTTTGATATTACCATTGATAAGCCTTGGGCTAAATATAGCTACGATACTAAAGAAGGACATCTAGAAGGTCAACTATCTATTAAAGGTACGATAGATTTAATTACTAAAGTTAATGATAATACATATGAAGTTATTGATT